CCAAATCTGATCCCAGGTCCTACCGGCTACTGCCGTACTCTCTTTAACGCCCTCGGGTCCGGATTGAAATTAATCTTCCTAACGACGACGAGAATAGGACCAGGGATCAGTGCAACTGAACGCGGCGCTCTGCGTGAAGCATGTGTTAGCAGTCTTAACCGGTCTTACTTCCGCCGTGAATATAGCCCAAGCCCTGTAGTCTCAGGCCAATTGCAACTGATCCCAGATCTCTGGATTGAAGCCCGACAGTAATTGTTTACCGGTGCACCAGGGCTTAACAGACTATCATCTGCCAGAGATCAGGGATCAGTTCTAGCTGTGCGTGTGTTTGGATCTCTTTCAATCTACTTTACACCACAACCAGAAGTTGTCCCAATAAATTATCTAAACAAGTAAATTTATTAAATCCAATATAATACTTGACAATCCTATTGTCAAGTGATAATTTCAAATCATGCAAAAAATAAATACAGAAAGAGGTAAAATGACTAGAATAAGATTAAACCAAGAGTACAGAAATAAAATTGCTAATAGAATGAGAGTACACTTGGAACAAGAGGACACGCAAGAAAAACAAAAGTATGACGAGTTGAAAGCACAACAAGTTGACTTAAATGACAATGCGTGGAAAGTTGCAGAAAAAATTGTCAGACGACATTATACTTTAGATGATGTTGAGAAAGCATGGTATCTGCAAAATAAATTTGAAAATGTAAATACTATTGCAAAAGATAGTTGCTTTCATTTTCATTATCTTGGCGAAAAAGAAACCAGGGACTATGACAACAATGTTGTTATGGAAAAAGCAACAATAGAAAAACATTTTGATTTTCGTTTAAATGGTTCTATTGATACAGGGAATAATTCTTCTTATTCAAGAGATAATGATTATGGTTATGCTTTGTTTAGAGATGAACTAAAAGCACAAGATAATTGCAACCCAGATATTTTGATTGAACAAGAGGGCAAAGATAACAACCCACACAAAACAAAATATGTTGATAACAACAATCAATATCTTGGTAACGATAACAAGGGTTATGGCAAAGAATGGAATGAAAAATATCAATTAGATTTAATTGGTAGAGATTATTGTAGAGATAGGTCAATCGCTTGTACTGAACAAGAGTTTATGATGTTGCAAGAATGGAAAGCACAAAAAGGTAATTTTGTCATGGCACATTATAAATGGATTAAATCTATTTTAGACCAGATGAAAGAAATTAAAGTTGGTTTAAAAGGTTATAAATATTTAGACGAGGCATTAGAACTTTGTACTGAACTTGGTTTAAATATTACCGACCATGAAATAATCAGAACTAATAGTACAGGACTTGTTATTTATAATCCTAAAAATCTTGCTGAAAGAATTAAGGGAATGAAGAACAAAAATGTTTCAAGAGCAGATAAAATCAAGGCAAGATTGCTTTATGAAAAACAACAAGAGGAGTACGCATATAAAGATATAAATTAACTATTGACAAGGGCTATCCTATAATATAGGATAGTCCCAGAAAGAGAGAAATACATATGACTAAAACTTTTTATATAACTTATTGGGCTAACAAGCACAAAAAGCACATAACAAGACAAGGCAAACATGACGAAAAATCTCGTTATGGTGTTGCTAAAAATGGAACTGCGTATTATGTTTATTATGACTTAGACGCACATGGATATAGAACTGCGTCTGGTAGTTGGAAAGTGAGGCACTAATGGAATTAGTTGCAAGATTATTAATGGTGTTAGTTGGATTTGCATTAGCACTATTGGGTGTAATTGTTTTTGTACACTCAAATGACCACGCACTAATGGGAATACTAATTTCTTTTGCCGGTATTGTTTCAATGTTCGGAGGGCTACCAGATGTCTTATAATTGGTGCCATGGTCCCAACTGCCATACAAAAGAACTACTATCAAGAATTAGAGGCAGTAAGGGCAACAAAGTATTGAGAACAATGAGAATAAAATACAACCAACCGAATGACAGTTATTGGTTCAGACATTGGTCGAATTACTTTTGTAATCAATCTTGTTTAATGGAGTTTGTTGAGAAGAATATACAAGGCATGCTTGCACTAGCGCCAAGGCGAGAACCATTAGAAACACCAATCAAGGACCCAGAACATAAGACCGAGAATTGTTATCCACATTGGGTCATTGAAAAAAAAGAGTTGACAACTAATCAGGGATAATGTAGGATATATATTATGACACAAAGAACAATTAAAACAACAAACCCTTTTTCTGGTCAATCAACAATGTTAACTCCAGAAGAATATAAGTTATACATTATGATTAAACAGGCAGAAATAGACGAGGACTATAAAACTGTGCAAAAGGGTTTACATAAATTTGGTAAGATGAATGCTAGCGCATACATGACATTACTAGATTAACTCCCTACATATAAACACCCCTGGCGCTAACGCGCCAGGGGTCCCGAAACAAATCTAAATATAGATAATAAGTAAGACCCTATCCCCCCTTTGTACACAAAGGGGTCCCACTACTCTAGGTTGTATTGCTTGATTTACAGAGTTATAGCTGGTAAAAACATATTGAACACTTT